TGGAAAATATTGTTGATTTATTATTGATGCAGTTTGAGTTCCTGTTAGATTTGTTACTCTACCATATAATCTAACACTACTATTAAATTCTGTTTGAACAGGGCCAACTTCTTTTAAATCTCTTGGTATTTTATTTATGTTATCATTAATTAATACCATGTGGCCTGTTTGATTTCTTTCGTCGTCGAAATCATTTATAGGATATCCATTAATAATGCCCGGTAAATAAACATTATAATAATCTGTTTGCTTTTGCTGCACCACTATTCTATAAGAATAATATCCTAATTCATTTATGTCATAAACAGCATTTCCTTTATTTCCAGAAACATTAATAGTTGTGCTAGTATATTCAAATAAATATTCATCAGAAACTCTTTCAGTCGTTGTTAAAGTAACAACGCCATTGTTGTCTATTGTTGCTGAAACTATCCCTATGTAATCATTATAATACCCCCTTAAATATTTACTGGTATTAAAATAATCAGAATACGTAGTTGCCCAATTAGTAAATAGTTCGTCTAGTTTATATACGTAAGTTTCGTTTGCATTTATGCTATCAAATCTAAAATATTTCTCAGGCGGTTGAAAATTAATTATATCAGAAAATTCAGTAACCCAATACTTTCCTTTTGCATAAGCGCCCGGATAACCTGCTATGCCCGCAAAGTTTCTGTCTTCTGCAATAAGGTCATTTACTTTTATTTTTAACTGATCACCATCCCATGCGTTTACTGTGGGTAAAAAGTTAGGTGATTTATAATTATGAAATAAATTTGAACCTTTTTGAAATTCACCAAATTCATTTAAAAGATTGTCATATTTAGATAAAATAACATCAGACTGTCTTCCCCATTTATCTGCTAAAACTATACCAACTTTATAATTTCTATTTTGTTTTATATTGTGGTTAGGGTATTCTGTTGTTTCTTGTAAATTTTTTTCACTAGCAGATATTTCATAGTCTAAATCATACAAGCTAGCATGATTAGCCACAAAATTTGCATACATTATTCTATTGCCAGCTGTTTCCTGCGCTAAAGCTCTAATAGGCACTTCGTCATAAACTCTAACTACTTCTTTTTCTGGTAAAGTTTTATATGGCTTAGTAGATTCATAGTCGTATTTATAGCATGGCACGGGTGAATAATCCCAAGAAAATGTATCACCATTAGTATAAGTTACAGCACCAGCCATAGTAATTTCATATTGAGGAGGTGTAGTCGTTGGGTTATATTCAACTGCTAATACTAGAACCGGTGGAGTGAGTGCCACTCCATTTATTTCTTCTAAATAATAGCCTGGAATTATACCATTTAATAAATCTGTAGTAACAATTTTAGTGTTTGTAATTGTTCCAATAGCAGTTGTTGTAGTTGTTCTAGGCGTATATAATACATCAAAAGTGTCATCAACAGGTATACTTTCTACAACTTTATAAACAACGCCATCAGACTCCTTAACAATAATATCTATTTCAATTATTTTATAATTTTTATATAGACTGCCAGAAGGTAATTCAATATTTAAAACTAAATTATTAATATTGTTTTGCATGAATTCAATAATAGTAGACCTAAAAGCTGCATCTTCATCTCCTTCTAAAAAATAACCTTTTTGATTTGGCACAAAAGCCGCTTGAGTAAATGGCGCTATTAATGAATATTCATTATCATCAAATCTAAATCTATAACTAAAAGTTAAAAATTTATCTTGCATATATGCCGGATCTCCGTTCCAACCTTGGTAATTATCATCTCTTATACATCTTACATAATAACCAGGTGTACCCGTAGCTGGTATTGCTTGTTTAACAATATTATTATTAGTACCTGATACTAACACCTCTTCCGCAGGGCTGCCCGCAGTATATGCCCAATATTTAACAGCATTGCCAGGGTTTGGCGCTGTTCCACTACCACCTATTTTTAAAAATCCTGTAAGCCCGCTTCCACCTACACCATCTGCATATCCACCTGGCCTAGAGTTAAAAAATACATTTGTATCAAAATTTCCTTGCTCCCCTTCAGCCCATGTGCCAGCTACATAAAAGGCTGGCCAGTTATTGGCTCCTTGTTGGTTTATAACTGGACTTGAATTTGTACTTTTAATTCTATCAGCATTAGCAATGCCTCCAACTCCACTTATCAACGTTGCCCAATCATTTATTTTAGCAACTCTATAACCATTTGGGGCAAGTCTTGCGTGTGTAGCGGCTTCCTTGTTATAAAGCTTACCATAAACTTCGCCATTAGCTGGATTAAAATCGTAATAGCACCATGCAGGCGTATTACTTGCATCATAACTTTGCCATTCGCTTAAATCCGTAGCTTCTACAATAGCCGTGCCATCGTTCAATTTATCAACATTTAAATTAGCAGTAGTCCATTGAAGTACGCCTATTAGCACCGTGGGCAAATCAGCGGCGTTAGACATTGTAGACGGTTTTATTGCAGCCGTTGAAGATAAATCTACTAGCCTAGGCGCTTTATAAGGAGCAAATTTTGCCACAGATATATGTTGCTCGTTTGTATAATAATTAGGATTACCTATAGCTGTTTGTACATTTAGCTTTCTTGGTTGATTATTATTATCTGTCCAAAAAAGTAAATCTTCTATTAGTGTTATGCCGTAAACTCTTTTGTTTTTATCAAAATTAAGATAAGATCCCTGAGTTAATATGTCAATAGCGCTTGTTTGATTATTATACTTTACTATAAAATTATTAGTATTATTTGTTAAAAACAAATATATATCGCTTTTATCTTGATCAGCGAGTATGCCTATAGATACTAAACCCGATACACCCAGCTCGCTTTGAAAACTAAAAACTTGAACATTACCAAGTACATTTTGAACAGTACCTACGTCTGAATTTTCCGACTGGCTTATTTGTATATTTTGTGCGTCTCTATATTCCCCTTGCGGCAATAGGCGATCATCTAAGTCCTTATTCATTTTGGACTTTATAAAAGCATTGGTTATTTTAGCCATATATTAATCTTTTACTTTTCCGTCTGGTAAATATTTTTTTAATCTATCTAATATTTTAGTGCCAGTGTTTTTAGAAAACAAAGATCCAAGTGAACCTACAAAATTATTAGTTGCATCTTCTACTGATTCTAAAATAGGTCTGCCTTCTCTTATATTTTGAGCTTCATGAATTAATCCACCTACATTAGAACCTACTATACCAGCTACTCTTTTTGTAATAGGACCAAGATACTTAAGTTTATTTTGTATTGCTCTAGAAGTTTGATCACCAGCAAAATAATGTCTAGCTGTATCGCCGTGCTCAAAAGAGTTTTGCTCTTCCATTAAACCATCTTTGTCTGGAGTAATACTTAAATACTCATCAGTTCTTTGTCTTGCTTTTTCTTGTGGAAAGTTTAAAACCTCTTCAGCTTTATGTTCTATGTTTGACAAAGCATTAGACTGGTTTGGTGGATCTTGTTTGTTAATAGGGTTTTTACCCGTAAATTTTGATGAAAAACTCATGTGACTTAATGTTTAATCCATTTAGATTTACCTCTCATTACTTGTACTATTTCTTCAAGCTTTATATTAGATAATCTTATTTTTGCGTTTCGCAATTTTGAACTCTTGTCTTTTCTTAGTCTTTGAACTACATACTCTTGTTGGTTTGCTCTAGTAGATATTATAGAATAAAGTATATAAGCGTACATTGCCTCTTCAGCAAGCTTAGGTAGCTTAGTGTCTAAATCAGTAGCTAAGCCGTCTGATATGTATTCTAAAACAATTAACTTGTCTTTTAAGTTTGCTGAAAAAGATACTTTACCTTCTCTTTCGTTCATATTAAACCAGCCATTGTACTGTGAATACTGAGGATCCATTCCATACATTTGACCTCTTGTTGCACCAAAGAAAGAACCTGGGTAGTCCCAGTTGTAAGCCCATAAATCATTAGTGAAATCTTGCATTGTCCAACTACCGTTTATTAACTTGTCATTAGCACTATGCCACCTTTCTTGAACTATAGATGTTCCTTCTAAATCATTACCAAAATTATCTTGTGTAGGTATTCCTTGACTATCTTGTAGCTGAGTGTTGAAAGGACTTATTGTTAAATTATTAGCTGGGTATATAGGCCTTTTTACTCCTTGCCCATCGATCCAAGACATACCTACATAATTAACGTAGTCTTGAGGGAGAACAAGAGTTAAACCCTCTGGTATTGTTAACTCAGAAGATTTAATACTTTTTAAAGTATCATAACTAAATTCTTGCATACCTCTTTTTGCATGAAAAATAACATCTGTTCTTTTAGCATCTGGTAGTAATTTACCAGTGCCAACATATCCTACCAAAAAGTTATTTACTATATCAACTAGTTTTACATATTTATAACTACCATAATTATCTTCTACGGCTTGACCATATGCTTTTTCAGCAGGTGTAGAGCCATATTTACCACCATCTAATATTTTTAATTGAACTACTATATACAGACCATTAGCAGGTATTGCATTAGCCGGAAAGACAATTGAATTACCTGAAATAGAAAACTCTGTAATGTATTCAGACCAAGATCCAGGAAAACCACTTGTACTAGTATACACTTTAAAATTATTTAACGCGTAGTTTTCAGCACTAGGATTCCAATTGCCTAAATATAAGTCAGTATCAAAAGTTGTAGGAAAAGTTCTATTAGCCCCATCACCTACAAAACCTTCAGCACCTTGGTAGTATTGTTGACCAGTTTCGTTTAGTAATCCGTTATTTGGAGGTTGTATAGCCATGTTTTATATTTTTTCGTTTTGATTATCCATAGCAACTTGTTGAGCCGCGCTTTGTATTAATTGTGGATCTTTAACTATGACACCAGCATACATTAATATTCTTAGCACTATTTCAGTTTGCTCTGTTGGATGTAATTCAAAGTTTACAGAACTACCAGCGTTGTAAATGTATTGATAAGCTGGAGCTGTTGCTGTAAAATTCCACATTGGATTTAGTGGTTTTCTTAAGTACGTACAAGACAAGTCACTTTGTATAGTTGATGGTGATACAAATATCTGTCTATCTTTATATCTATAAACAGGAAAAGAAGTAGATGGTTTTGTTATAGGTGATAAATTTAGTTCTAATAATTCGTTAGGTTGAACATATTGAACAGGTGTTTCATCTTTGTGTATAACAGTTCCTAGTTTGTAAAAATCAAACTCATTTACTGTTAATATTAAAGCTCTACCAGCTGTAGGTACATTAGTTAAACTAAGCGTAAGACCAGATATAGTCCAGTCAGTAAATTCAGCTAAAGGTTGTTGAACACCGTTTGCATCTTCTAACGTAACGCTTGGTTGCCCAGCGTCTAATTCATCTGCAGTAATAGTAGTTATTATATACTGCTGAGCTGTAGTTGTATTGAATGTTTGAGATGTGGTAGTACCTGATACTGTTGGTACACCGAAATAAGGACCTACGTAAGGACACGTGCCTGATTCTTGGAAGAGCGCAATTTTTTCTTGCGTATTTTTTATACGATCTGAGTATTCAGAGTCGTTGTCTGGCACACGTAATTGTTGATTTAAATCTTCAAAATAAGACTCGAATATTTCAAGCTGCACTTGTGCGCCTATTCTATTAAATTCATCAGGAGTTAAATATCCCCTTTGTTCTTTATTGAGAATAAGTAAAACTGTTTGATAAACTTGATTTACGTTTATTGCCATTGTATATTTTTTTTTAATAATTAGGTGACCACAAAGTGATCACCCATTATTATAATCACCTGTTAAATCATTTTTTTCTCTATTGATTTAAATACTTCTACACCTTCGTCTGTTTTTAAATAAGCAGCAAAAGCTGAATAAGGATTTTCATCAAACGGAACGTTCATTAGTTTTCTACCGTTAGACGCCCAGGATATTTGCCTTTGATCTTGAGACAATAAAATTATTCCAAGTTCAGCTGATCTAACCGCAAAGTTTCTTAACATTACGTTTTCGTCATTAGCTAAATCTAAGAATAACTTAGGATTGTTTTTAGCAAATATTAATAAATCTCTTTTAAGTTCTTTAGAACTCATCTTATTAACCTTAGAGCCAATCTCTACTCTCATGATTGCTTCAGCTTGATCTATTTCTATTTCTCTAGCAGCATTTAATGCATCTATTTCTATATTTAAATCAGCTAATTGATCTTGAGCGATTGCTTGAGGTTTGTGTTCTAGGTATTTTCTACCTAATAAAGGGTGATATATAGATAACATTTTTTGCAAAGCTTGTTGTTCTTTTGGAACTTGCAAGATGCCATCAGTAAAAGATATATGCCCCATTGTTGCTTCACCTTTTTGTTCATCTACGAATACTGACGATTGATTTGTAGCATATCTTAATTCTCTTTGAGATCCTGTTTCATTGTCAAACCATAGTAAAGCATGCTTTTTTGTATGCTTGCTAGGTATTGTTAGTGTTAGTGGTGAAGAGTTATCTTTTAAAAAATATCTTCTATCTTTTATTTCCCAACCAGTTTGTTGGATTTTTTCTTTTTTTGCCATGATATAATATAATAAAATTAATAAAGGTAATAATTACCCCCGTTGATATAACGAGGGTAAGAATTACATTAATGTACTAGATACCTTTGAATAATACAAAGTTGTTTCTAGCTTGAGTTACTAAACATCTTTCAGATAAGAAGTTAACTTCCATTGCATCTAACGTAGAAGTAAACGCACCACCAACTGAACCAGTTAGCCATGATTTCATTCTTCTGTCATCAGCTTGAGAAGCTCTGTATCTTACGTGTAAGAAAGGACGTCTAATGTTTGTACCTAAGATTTGGTCATAAACAGTAGAAGTACCTGCAGGAACTAATACTCCTTCAATTGAAGCAGGACCAGTCATTGCACCACGCGTTGAAGCGTCGTTTAAGTATTTCCAATCTGTCTTATAGAAATCATAAGAACCTCTACGGAATCCTGAGAATCCTAAGTTCAATGCCATTTCTTCAGAGTTTTCGAAAAGACCAAAAGCAGTACCACCTGCATAACCTCCAGATATAGAAGCTAACATATCGTCAAAATCAAGAGCAGTGTTTCTGTTCAAGAATAACATGTTTTCTTCAATAGCTCCTTGAGTATCTAGGTTTTTAAGTATTGCATCAAAAGCGTCGATACCAGCAGCAGCAGTAAATCCTACTTCTACGTTACCTCCATTTTGAATAGCAGCAAATAAACCTTCAGTACCAATGATACCTACACCAGCAGCTCCAGCAATAGGAGATACAGCAGCGTTTTTAAGTTCACCTTCAACCATAGACATTTCTAAGTAATCTTCGAAACGTAGTCTAGTTTCAGACTCAGCTTTTAAATACCATAAGTAACCACCTGTTCCATCTTCAGTAGCAACTTCTACCCAACCGATCTGAGCAGTGTCAGAACCATTGATAGAATATTGGCTTCTAATGATAATAGGATTGTTGCTAAAAGTAGTAAACGCAGGGTTTACAGTAACCATAGGGTTAGCAGCTCCAATCGCGTTTGCACCAAGTGCAGCAGCAGGTTGAATCGTGCTCTGTCCTTTTTGGAAATCAGAACCGTATACAAATACTTTCACTAAACCAGTTAAACCAGCTAAGCTAGCAGCAGTATAAGGTTGTACAGATATAAGACCATTTGCGCCATTTGAAGCATCTACGAAACATTTTAATTCACCACCAAAGTCGTCCATAACGACAACTGTTGCAGCTGGAGAAACAACGTTTGATACTTGCGTATTTGCACCACCATTAGTTATATCAATACCTAGATTAGCAACACCAGCAGCATTAGCAGTGATCGCGCAATCAGCGTAAGATATATGTAATCTATTTTGTTCAGACCAAATTACTTGATCAGAAGTCATAGGCATTTCAGCGCCTACCATTCTTAAAAATCCGGATAACGTTCTGTTACCGTATCTTTCTACTTCAGCTTCATAAAGCTCTGGTAAATATTGCTGAGCAAAATTTCCACCAGCAGCACCATCGAATGTAAGATAGTTCTGTTGAAGTAATTGTTGAGTTTGAGAAGGTACTATACTTCCAAACTGTGGGGATAAAGCCATAATTTTTAATTTTAATTAGTTAAACTTTTTTGTTTTTATTTTTAATTTTGATGAATCTAAACCACTAATCGACTTTACTTTTAATCCATTTATAAAAACATTTCCATCGGCAACTTGCCTAGGTCCGTCTTGTGCTGGATTTTTAGAATTTGTAATAACACCTTTGATGCCATCAGCTTTTCCTTGTTCATAAAAATGATGAGCTAGTTTATCAGCATTCATTGCAGCATACATAGCCTTGTGATACCCACTTGGATCTGTCATATTTCCGTCTTTGTCTAAATACTTACTTACGAAATTCTGAACATCCACTTGAGTTTCACCTACCTTAGCCGGGTCTTTAACACCGTATCTAAATTTCTTATCCCCCACATTAAAATCAAAACCTTTGAATTCTTTATTGAATAATTTTTTAGTACGATCTCTAAAATCACCGTGTTGTGCTTGAGCTTTTTCTTGCTGCTCTTTATATCGGTCATAAAAGCTTAACGCCTCTTGTTGCTCTTGAGTTACGCCCGGTCTCAACTTGATCTCGTCGTAATATTTACTCTTAGAACTTTCTAAGTATTGTTTTGCTTTTGCAACTTCTTCCTTATAAGCGAGTTTCTTTTTACGTATAGCTCGCTCTTCATCTACATCCTCATCATACTTAAAATTATCTTCCATTAAGAAAGCTATTTCTTCTAAGTCTAAGTGTGGTTTGGATTTAAGATAATATTCTTTTAAAACCTCTGAACTATTAAGTTTAGAGTAATCTTTGTTTAATGCCACGTAGTCTTCTACGCTTCCACCTGTTTCTTCCATAAAAGAAACTAGTTTTTCTACATTTTCCGGTAAAGGTTTTCCTAAGACCTGTTGATCTCTTACAGCTTCTTGAGCCTCTTGTTTAACCTCTTTAACTTCTTCATCGGTTATTTCTTGGAGTGGGGTGACTTCTTCAACAACCTCGCTGGGCTCTTGTATTTGTTTGTCCACTTCAACCAAATCTCCGGTTTGTTTTTCTTCAGGAACATTTCCTGTTTCTCCGATACGAATGGCATTGTCTTCTTTTGGTATTTCAACCTTTACAACATCTGGTATAATTTCACCTGTTGCTTCTGGTTTTGTTAAATCTACTTTTACAGGATCATTACCGCTAAGGTGTCCTAAGTTTTTTGGTGTTTTTTTCTTTTTAATTTTAAAATCACCTTCTTGTTTGACCTCTTCGGTCTTTGTGTTTTCTGACATAATATAATATAATTAAATAATTAAATAATTAAACTTTAGGCATTAACTCTTCTATGTTAAACCCTAGGTTGTTTTCTCCTGTACTTTCAAAATCAACAGGATTAGAGTCATTTTGTCTCTGTTGTATCAATTTACTCTGTTGAGTACCTTGCATTTTTAATCTTTTATCTTTACGATCTTCAATTTCTTTTTCCTTAGAACCTTCAGCTCCTGTTTTTATTTGAGCTAATTGAAACTGATAACCATACTCTTGTTGCATTAGCTTAGCTTTTATTTGCATTTCAGTTTCCATTCTACTTATTTCAAATTGAGACTTAGCTTGTTCTATACTTACTTTCTGCTGAGTTAAAGCTGCTTGTTTTTGAGTTTCTGCTAACGCAGTTTGCTCTGCTGTCTTAGCTGCAGCTTCACCTTGAGCAGCTATCATTCTTTCTTGATTTGCTCTTTCTCTAGCTAGTTTCTTTTTACGTTTTTGTTTTAGTAATTGATTTGCTAGCTTTAAATTTTTAATTTGACGAATATCAATTGCGTCTTCTAAATCAATACCTCCAGACTGCAAAGCAACCTGTATATTTTGTTCTAACTGTGCTTTCTCTTCATCGTCAGGTTCTAACTCTAAGAATATACCAAAGTCATGTAGATTTAAATTAGATATTTCTCTTAATGTTTCTACATTATATATAGATATACCTTCTATCAAAGCGTTAGCTGTTAAAGGATAGCTTAAAGCATCTGCTAGTTTAAGAGATATATTTTCACATATTTTTAAAGCAATATATAAACTACCTTGATTTATATGTTTTGTGGCTATGTTAGATTGGTTTGCTGCCATTTTAGCAAGACCTACTAAAGCGTCTTTATCAGGTAAACTACCATCTCTAGCTTCATTAAGACCTGTCACGTCACGTATCATTTGTAAATAGTATTGATACGTTTGTATTAGTGCAGCTAGTTTTTGACCGCCTGCAGATGACTGTAATTCTTGAATAGGTACTTTACCTCTATTAGGATCACCATCTTGTGTAAGTGATCTACCAACAATAGAACCAGTTTGAAAATACATATTTAATGCTTCTGCTGGATTGTAATTTGTACCATTACCTAAATCAACCTCTGCTAGACCGTCCATGTCTAAGAATACACCGTCTGGCACCATCCTAGCTAATACTTGTTGCATTTTTAAATGCGTTAACTGTATCATGTCTGCAAAACCTGTACATCTACTTACAATAGATTCTATTCTACCTTTGTACATTCTTGGTGCAACTATAGAATAATTCATTTCTACTTTAGTAGTATCAGCGGCTGGTCTTGTCATATTTTCTGCAAGTTCCCACTTAAGCATTGTATTTGTTCCTAATACTTTAGCTCCAGTGTATAATACTTCTATACTTCTACCGACTCTTTCAAATCCATCATTTGGTGGAGGATTAAATTCATCTGTTTTTTCTATTATTTTCTCTAATCCGTTTTCAGTTCTTTTTAATTTAAAAACTTGATTCATGTAAGTTTTATATTCAAAATACATTACTTGAACCGTGTTGTTGTCATAGTTGCCCCAGCCAGTTATATATTGTCTATTACCAGGCATTTCTTGAATTCTTTGTAATTCTTCTTCTGGAATATTAGGAAACTGTTTTTTAAGCTCTGGTATAGTTATTGATTTAACTTCACCGACATAGTATATGTCTTGAAAATTAGGATCTTCTGTGTAAGAATATACTAAATAAGAAGGATCAACGTAGTCTAAAGTTATACCATTAGCTACATTAAAATTAGTTTTAGCACACGCTATTCCGCATACAACAAGGTCTTCATTTAATCTTCTTTTAGTAAGCTCCCATTTATTTTTAGCTAAAGTCTGTGTTATAGCTTCTTCTTCCGCTATTTCAATAGCTTGCTTATAACTTAACTGTAAATGTAATTCTAATTCTTCTTTTGTTTCTGGTAAATCTGTTGGAGGAATACTAGTTCTTTGTAATTGAACTCCTAGTAGATCTTCTGCAGCTTGCATTTGTTCTTTAGCAAACATATCTTCCGCAACAGCAGTTGCATACATAGTTCTTTTCTTTACAGAAGCAGGATCTTGAGAATAAGCTTTTATGTCGTATTCTTTACTAGATATACCGTTTACAACAATATCAACAAACTTAGATAATATAGGAACTGGTTTCCAGTCTAGATTTAAGTAGCTTAAGTCACCGTTTATTGATAATTCGTCTTTGTATTTTTGAACAGGTTGTTCACCTCTAGCATATAATCTTAAATGATGAAAATTATTAAAACTAGTAAGATATCTATTACCATTAGTTCGGCCTTGATTAAACCACTCTGTCTCAATAGCTTGCGCCACTTGTGAACCATATTCTAACGAAGCTTTTTCATAATCCGGTACTACCTGACTAGGAAAGGCGCTATTTGAGTTAGTGTACATTTTCATTTATTCAATTATTTTTGACATTGTTCCTTTATTATTATATCTTTTAAAACCAAGATCATAAGTTTTTCTTGTAATTGTAGGTATGGGTCTATATTTATTTTTATTGCAGGCCATTATTGCTAAGCCAGAACTTATAGAAGCATCGTGTTTTGTTCTGTTATTTATATTAAATTTAGACCAATCGTTTAATGTTCTTTGAAAGTAAATATCTCCGTATGTTCCATTTTGTTTTAAACCTACAAAATCTTCTATATATGATTCTATAGCAGCTGCGTGAGCTTGCTTAATATCTTCTGATGAATTAGGTATTCCACCTATCTCTCTTTCTGTAATAGATAGTTTTAATTTATCTGGTCTATTCATTGCAAAACCTCTGTAACCTCTTCTTTTAAAATGATACAGTAATCTGGGTTTGTTATTTTCTGCTAGTATAGGCATGCCATAAAAAATACATGCCATTAAAACATCTTCAAAAAACATTTCAGCAGTTTGAGGTCTTGCTATATATTCTAGAAAAAAATGATTAGCAGGAGCATTTTCCATACTAAACTTAGTTAAACCATGTAAAGATCCATTAGAACCTCTACCGTCAACTGTTCCTGATATATCATAACTATCACAGCCAAAAGCACCCATGTGTTCATTAGCTGGATATTTTATACCTCTCTTTATTATAATGCTATTTTGTTGACTAACATCTGGTACCCATGATAGGTAAAACTTACCGTTATTTTTAGGCGCAAAAAGAACTCTTGTATCTTTTATTCCGTTTTCCCAGTAAAAATCTCCTCTAGTTACTAGTTTTGTTTTGCCAACATCACCGTTATAATCTATTTGCTCGTAAATTTTAGTTAAATTAAACAATGAAGATTTGGCTTCGTCTCTGAAAGCGTGTTCTTCAGTTCTTGGAAATTGTCTATAAAACTCGTTTAAAGCGTCTTGATCTTGCTTTAAACCATCAACTTCGTTTTGCCAATACTCTATTACACCTTGTTTTATTTTGACTCCGTGAGGATCTTCAGCCGGGGTTTTTGGTGTGTCGAATACAGGTACGCCATAAGAATCAATGTATCCTTCGTAGTTCCATTCCATAGGTATGAACAAAGAATAGAGTCCGCTGCGAGTCTGTCCATTGGCGTTTCTTTCTGTAACATCTGAATCATAGTATAGTTTTTTGAAGTTATCACCTCCTTTGTCTAAAGCGTTAGATGTTGATCCCATCATGCACTTTCCAATAATTCTACTACCTAATCTAAGGGTGGTTTTCGTAACACGCCAGTTGTTGAGGATGTTGTTGGGCCTTTCCCATTTACCTGATTCGTCGTGGACGAGGAGTTTAAGTTTCTCCCCATCATAGGCATTGTCTCCCGTGTTTTTCCAATCGATAGTGGTATCGAGTCCCTCAAGATCGGCCGCGGTCTCGTTGGCGATGAGTTTCCTCCTGGTGAACTTGGAGGCCGGTACTCTGTAGGCAAGTTCGGTCTTGGGACGATCCATTCCGTCCTGTATCGGTTTAAAAAAGAACGGATAATTGACCGATATTGGGACGACTTTATCTGTGAACATTGTCTTGGCGTCGGCCCCAGATTTGGACAGTATGCCGTATCGTGAATCGGAATTAATAGTTGCAAGATTAACCACCTCTCCTGAGGCCATAAACGAAAATCCCGATCTACGGTTTTTGAGATAGCACATTCCATAACACCTGATGTCTGCTTTACAAGCTTCCCAGAATATAAAGAATAATCTGTTTGCTTCCCTAAAGTCTGGTTTCCCAACATCAATTTTGGACCACTGCAAGTACATATAGTGAGTACCAGTAAGGTAAGTAGCCACACTCTTATTATAGAACCAAAAACCTTGTTCTCTTCTAGTAAATTCTTTATCAATGTAATCATACCATTTTTCTTTAAAATCAACCGGGTATTCTTCCCAATCAAAAATTGTTTTGATTTTTTTGAAAGCAATTGGTAATGTTTCTCTATTCCATTTGTTGTTTTTAAATTTAACAACATTCTTAGAAACTTCAGGTAATCCTATATATAAGTTTTGTATCTTGTATATTTCACCTATTTTTCCTGTTTTAGATATAACAACTATATCATGTTCTTCATTATAACCATACTCCCACTTATTATACCTATTCATTCTTTTTAGAACTTTAGGTTTTATGTGGTCTTTAACAACAGTAAAAAGATCTTGCTTATACATTACTTAGATCTTCCTTCTGCAAAACCTTTAAAAGCTTTTTCTTCCTTAACTTCTTTTGGTTTTTCATTTATAATATTCTCTTCTTCTTGTATTCTTTGTAGTATTTCAAAAGCGTCAAATATAGCTAACTTTTTAGTAGCCGCAGCGTTTTTAAGCCTGTCTGCAGAAATGTCAGGGCCAAAATCTATAATGGGCTCTTTAGCGACTTTAATTAATTCTTCAACCGCTATTTGCCCAGCTTGGATTATACTCTTCTTGGTTTTCTTTATTTCCATATTTAATTACAATATCATTAGATTTCATACAATATAAACGCTCGTTTTCTACATTAAAATCATATTCTCCATAAGGAGTATAACCAATACAGTCTCCCTCGTTTATTCCTAGCGCTTCTAAGGAACTATTACCTATTTTAAGTATACCAATTAGGTGCTGTTCTTTATTTGTTGTTAGTTTGTCTTTAGATTTTAAAGGTTTAACAAAACATCTATTGTTTACAGCTTTCCATTTATTCTTATTTTTACATAAGTATATTTGATCAAGAGCACAAAAAAACAGATCATCTTTAAAATAAGATCTTGATTTTTTCTTTATACCTTGCATGCTATAAAAAGTTCTAAAAACATTATGGTGTATTAATACTAAATCGCCTTTTTTTATAATAGTTTCATAAGCAGCCGGAGTTTCAACAACTTCTGCTACATTGTTTACAAATTTAAAACTTTCAATTTTAGTATTTAATATAAGCTCTTTGTCACCTATTGTTTTTTTATTTTCATAAGCATCTCCTAGAGGCTTTACTATGAAATCATACAAGCTTTTCATTAATACTCTAAATCATATTCAATGGATATAGCCATGTTAGAATTAAACTTCTTCCACGGCAATACCTCATTGTTTTTCTTTATGTGAATATTATAAGAATTATCTTTCTGGTCTTGAGTTATATAGGCAATTTCATGACCACCATAGACACTTTGTCCAACAGAGTAGTGCATAGCATCGCTTTTATAATCAGCACCTATACTGATCTTTCTTATTACATTAGTCATTAGTCCTCTGCTTTAACAACAGCGTTTTCACCGTCGTCTTTCTCTATATCAGTGTATTCTCCTGTTTGTATGTTTATGTTAATAGAACCGTATTTCTCTTCAAGAGCTTGTTTATTCTCTTCTATTTTAGGAAGTAATAAATCTAACTGAGATAAAAGCGTGTGTTTTCTCACGTCAGATAACCCTAGTTGTTCTATTATTTTTTGATAATTAGCTTGTTGTTCTTGAACAACTTTTAATTCTTCTTCTGTAATTTTAAAACTTTCTGCCATTTTATTTAATTTAATTATTTTTTACTCTAGTGTAAAATATCATCATATTTGAATCACCTCTAAACTGTCTAGATAAGAGTTCTGGGTTAACTAAGATATACGTAGATTCAACCGTATGTCCATTTTTTTTATTTGTGTGAGTTGTTACAACTTGGTATTCATCTTGGAATTTTATATTCTCTGATAAAACCTTGTTTTTTTCATAACTAATGTTGTGAATGGTTTTAACCTCATCTTCATTATTAACTGTTATAATACAATTATAAGATGTTTCGTTTGATTTCCATTCACCTTCTAATAGTGACATATCCAACACGTCAACTTGCGCGGATAAAAAACTACTAAACAACACAAAAAACATTAATATTGTTTTTTTCATTTGATTTTATTTAATTTGATTAATACTCTTACTATTTATTATTACTTATAGATTTAAACTTTTCCACGCCTCGTGACCCAAAGTAAGCTATATAAACAGTTGTAAGTAACTGCTTTAATAATCCAATCCACTCTTGTTCTACAGTAAAAGATATTTCATGATGACTATCAACCCATATAAAAGCTATAGCCATGAAAGATAAAAATATAAGAGCTAAAGGTCGTGTGTTTTTAGAAAGCCATAAATCTGATTTCATATCGCTTTCCCAACGCCTTGTTATTTGCTCTTCTGCATCATTATTAGCTTTCTCCATTATTTCTTGGATTTGCTTTTTAATTAGCAGTTTTTCTTCCTTTGTTGTTGTAAGCTTATCAATGACGTCACCAACTTCTTTGATGACGCCACCTGTAAGCCATTGAATTATTTTTTTCAAAATTTATTGATCTAAATCTACGTTTGGTTTTGCAGAAATTTCATTAACTATTTCTCTTATAGATTGACTTGATCTAGGATATCCCATGTCTCTATTTGCTCGATTACCGCTAGCAAGCGCAGCTCTATCACCAAACTGTTGTGCTTTGAGTGCGTCCAGCTCGGTTAGTGTTCCTGACTGTCTTCCTTTTCTAGCAAGATATTTATTAGCAGCATCAGTAGAATCTTTTTTTCTTGCTAATAGTCTAGCTTGTCTTTCCGCTATTATTTTATTCTTGTTATTTTGCAATTGCTCTTCTCCACTTAAAGCTACAGAATTAGGTGTAAGGTTACCTATTTTTGTATTTGTTGTGTTAGTTGACACTGAAGAACTAGATGAATTATCAGAACTAGATGAATTATTAGAACTAACTGCTCTATTCTTTGCATTGTAAGCATCAATCTCTTTATTGTATTCTTCTCTATTCATGTTAGCGTATTGCGATCCTCTATTTTGAAACGCTTGCTCTCTTGTTCTTCGAGGTCTTGAAGAACTAGAACTAGAACTAGAACTTGATGATGTTGAATTAGTGTTAGGTCTAACAGTAGTGTTAGTAGTGTCATAATTAGGCACTGCGTCTCCATCTACTGGATCTATATGATTGTCTGCCGCTCCGTGATTCATATATTTAGAAGCTCCAAAACTCATTATGTTAGCTACTCTAGCAGCTCCTTTTGCATAACCATTCATTCTTGCAGCTCCAAAAGATTGAGAGTAACCCATTTTTGCAGCACCATGTGGGTGATCGTGAGAACCTTTAGATGTATCATAATCATGAGCACCTTTGTATTTAGCTGCACCTTTCTTTTCATCTTTCATGTGTCCGTCTGCTGCGCCATGCTTATATTTAGCAGCACCTTTTTGGTTTTTTTCTAACTGCTTTCCTGCAGCTGATGAATCTTTAGCTGTTACGCTACCGCCATCTTGATTTGTTTTCATTTTATCCATTACGTTTATTTATTATTTTGCATTAATTTTTTTTCTGCTAATTGAGCATCTTTTTCCCAAGGACCTTTACCGGCCTGCATTACTGAGTAATCATATTCTTTTCCTTTAAACATTACTTTACCAGCTCCTTCAGAATCTACCTCATAATCTAATCCACTACCTGGATTTTTTATTTCACTTTTATATTGATCAACGTGAACTTGTTCATGAGCTAATGTTTTCTGCATTTCTACTGGATCATCTAGTATATCTTCATTTAAAATAATAACTCCATTTTTAGGTGTTCGCGCATAAACAGGATCATCACCCATATTTCTTTCAAATACAGACGTGTTCATTTTGTTTAAATCGAACGGAGGGTTTATTTTAAATGCCATTGTTATAAGGAAATTTTTTATTAAACCATGATTGTCTTTTATCACAACCACAAGGTATGTTAAGACCGTCTGATATTTTATCTACAACGGTCTTAATACCTGTTTTGTTAGTGAATTTAGCAATGCTATCGCCTAATCCTCTAGATTCCATTTATTATATAACGTTACTAGAAGAAAACGCAGCTTGTACAAAGTACATTTGGCTATCAACTCCTCTTACACCATCACCATCTAAAGCTAATTGAACTTGTGAAGAAACTCCACCTGGATTAGCAGTTAATGCTTTGTTAATAGATTGAGAAGGCATGTTTTGATATACAGTAGGAACCGCTGGGGGAGTAATATTACCCGTAGTTTGGTTAGTTGAATTACCTAGAGTTAATGTAAGTATTCTTCCACCTACTGTTCCAGCATCTTGAGCTCCTGCAGCTAATGCAGCTGGTAACCCTACATACTCGCTTAATGTAATAACCACTGATGTAGCCGCTCCAACGTCTGCAATGCTTTCAATTTTTGAAACGTCTAATAATACGTCTCTTTGTCCTAGTCCACCTGTTAAAGCGTTAGCGTTGTCAATTCTAAATTTAATGAATTTTGCCATAATTTTTGTTTTTTGTTTTGGTTGTTTGTTGTTTGTTGTTTGTTTTATGTGATTTATCAGTTTACTCTGCTTATTTATTCTTCGGTAAGGATTTTATTTTACCGTTATGTGTTCTAGCGTATCTATGTGTAGATGTTTCTTTGCTAGGTATTAATTCACCTGAGTATGTAGCATCTCCATATTTCCAACTAACTGTCTTAGCAGCTCCATGATGTTCAGCACCAGTAGAATTATGACCATCGTAATTGTAACTACCATGAGCATCGTCAAATAAAGCTTCAGCATGTCCTTTGTGGCCTTCAGCCATTTCTTTTCTACCTCTTGCTACATCTTCTTCTTCCCATGAATTAACCATGTGATGTTTTGAATGTTTAGCGTTTCCGCTGTAATGACCGTAATGTCCTTTATGATTGTATCCCATAATTATGAATTTGCGTGATATGCGGAAAGCATTTTCTTAGCTTCTTCAGCTGAGGAAAAACCTGATTTCCAGACACCACCTTTTTTATTATTTAAAATAACGTATTTATCGCCACGCTTTACAACGCACCCGCTTCCACCTTCTGACTCTGCACATCCTTTACCTGCTTTTGCCGCGCCTAATCTATTCATTAACATATTTCCCATAACTAATCTATTTTTTCTAAAGCTACAATACCAGCTGGTGGAGTTGGATTTGAATCATATATTTTTATAACTTGTAAATCTATTATTTTTCCAACAGGTACACTTTTTAATGTAACAGTATTGTTCGATACGTCTTCTACCTTTACATCACCGCTTGCGCCAAAGTATAATGAATAACCTTCACTTCCAGATGCTGCGGAAGTAGCTGGTCTTACGTTACCTTTGTATATAAAGCAAGTATCTGAAGGGGCTATTGCCACTGGAGCTGTAGCTATTTCTATAGTAGTATCGTTAACAACTTTAACTATTTGATAAACGACGCTCTGTGTTGCATTATATATAATGTCACCTCCGTTTATTGTATATCCTAATGGTCTTGTTTTTGCAGCAGTGAACTCAGCTCCTGTTGAAACTAATTGTGTGGTTGAAGAACCTGCGGCTGCTATAGGAGTTGCTAATCGACCTGGTTGAGGTATATTATAGCTACTACTTGGTATAACGTCTAATGATGAAATGTATGTGCTCATGTTTTATTTTTTATAATTCTCCAACTCTACCTTGTGCGCAAAGAACTGGATTAATTCCTTTATATTTAACTGGAGCTTTAAGTATTTGCATACCCGTTATTCCGTTACTAGCTCCTTGACCATGAACTCTGCCTTCTTGATTTAAAGGCCCGTCCCATATATGAGATTCACCTACTACACCAACTTTTGTTCCTGGTTTTAATCTTTCCATTGCTGGATCGTATTTTTTATGGTCCATAATTATTGTTTTTATTTATTTATTTCTTTTTCTCATGTCGTTCCAATACATAGTGTGCATTGTGTCTACATTACAATGTGCTGGTCCTTTGTATTTTTTAGCAGCACCTGCGAATAATCCTCCGTAAGATTGCCCAAACATTTTTCCAGCATTTGATATAGCGCTATTTTTAAACCCTACAGCATTCATCATAGGTTGTAACTCTTGTCCTAAAGGATTTCTTAGCCTAGACACAGCGCCTGCAGCATTTTCTTGTGTTTCTTGTTCACTAGGATTATCTGTATAAGATTGTTGCGCATCTGTTACTAATTGATTTTGCGCTGCATTAACACCATTTCTAATATTACCATATTGAGACATCATATTACCAATACCTAATCTTCTTCCATAACCTCCACCATATTGAGAAACTTGATCTTGACTATATTCTTCTGGAGACATACCTGCTTCTTCAGCTTTGAATCTTAGTCTAGCCGCATCTCTTGCTTTTTTAGCAGAATTAAGAGCATCCATTAAACCAGCTGACTGAGCGTTTGCTCTTCCACCTGGACCTTGATTATCCATCATTGCAGAGTAAGCGTCACTATAAGCTGAATTAGCATCAGATAAGTAACTTGGGTCAGTTGATTCTGGCTCTGGTGCTGCACCAACAGCTTGTTGGTTATTTAAACCTAAACCTAAAGCAGCCATCGCGCTCCCGTTCATTGCATTCCCAATAGCACTACCTATTCCTCCGGATCTACTACCTGAGATTCTTGATCCCGCTGCTGTACTTGCTGCTATTGTACTCATTTATCTGCTTTTATCTTTATTAACATTGTATATAGATTTAGTTAAAACTTTATCTATGTATGAATTTCCTTTTATTATTTTATTTCGCCTTTTGCTAATAGGTATATCTTCTTCACCTAGCATTATGCGATATATTCTTTTAATAAGCTGCTTGCCTTTAAAAGATATTTTGTATATATTATACTTCTGAGTTGTTCTATTTCTTTGCCTCCAAACAGAGATCCATTCACCTTTTATTAATCTACTCCATCTTCTATTGTCCCAACTGTAAGAGTAAGAACCTGCTTCAAAATCTTTTTTTGTAAACAAGTCTATACAATCTAAATATATTAATAGTTCTAAGTCTGCTTCATTTAGATCGTTGTTTTTGGAAGCCCATTTACGTATTATTCGATAATGTTTTAGCAGATTAAGATTTTTTAAATCTCCTGCTTCTAGCTTTTTCACAAAACAACGACCACGTCTGTTGACTTAATAACGTGATATATTTTTTTATTATTCTGTATCTTATGACCAGCGTGCTTATCATAAAATATAATATCTTCTTTTTTAACACCTTCAACGTCATTACCTAGACTTATAATTTTAGCCTTTAAGTATCTAATGTCATCTCGGTGTATTTCCGCTAAAAGCAATCCACCATCGGTTTCTTGAATTTGATCTTCTAGCTTTTCTATAATTAAATTTCTACCTAGTGCTTTCATCTATTCTCATATTATTAATTACACAATCAGTAGAAAGAATAGTTGTTGCCACAGAAGCCGCGTTAATCAAAGCGCTTTTAGTTACGAGCAAAGGATCAATAATCCCTGACTCAACCATATTTACCATTTTTCCTGTAACCACGTTTAATCCAGTACCATCATTTTTACTAAAATCCGGTTCTTTAATATTAGCGTTTTTAAGTATAGTTTTAAAAGGTGACTTTATAGCTTCTAATAATACTTTTTGACCTTTTGTTTTAGGTTTTATTATCAACGAAGCGTTTAATAAAGCAATACCACCTCCTGGTACTATACCTTGTTTTATAGCGGCTTTTGTAGCACATATAGCATCTTCGACCCTATCTGTTTTTTCTTTTAATTCTACATCAGAAAAAGCACCTACTTTTACTATAGCCACTTTAGCACTTAATGTAGCTAATCTTCTTTCTAAATTAACAACAACGTGTGCAGGGTTTTTCTTTTTTAAATCTTTTTTAATTTTTTCTATAAAATCTTTAGCTTCCTCAGGTATTTCTTCTACTTGAATTACTGTTTGATTTTCTTGAGAAACTGACTTTACACATTCACCTAAATAATCTATTTGTATTGCATTCAAATCATCACCTAAATCCTCGTTAATTATAGTTGAATTTGTAAGTAATGCTAAATCATTTAGTATTTCTTTTTTACGTAAGCCATACGCCGGAGGGTCTACAACGTTTACTTTAATATTACCCTTCATTTTATTCATTACTAAAGCAGAAAGAACAGTAGGATCAACTTCGCCTATTAAAAGTAATGGTTTGTTGTTTTTTATTACATGCTCTAACACGGGTTGTATTTGTCTAATAGATTCTACTTTTGATTCCATTATTAAAACCAGCGGTTTATCTAGTTCTGCCGTGCCTTTTTCTTTATCAGTTATAAAGTTTTGATGGCAATAACCTTTGTAGTATTCTATACCATCTACTATCTCTGTTTCTGTTATTCCATTTTCAGAAACACCAAGTGTCACAATCCCTGTTTCACCTACTTCTCTAAAAGCATCACCTATTAACTTACCTAGAACTTTATCATTGTTGGTTGATATAGTTGCTATATCATCTATCATGTCACCTTTGACAGGTATACTTATTGATTCTAAATATTTAACAACTTTATCAACAGCTTTATTTATACCTTCTTTTAGTTCTCTAGTGTTTACGTCTTTACTACGAGCTTCACTTAGTATAGCATGAGCTAATACAGTGGCTGTAGTTGTTCCATCGCCAGCTTCATTAACTGTTTTTCTCGCTGCGCCCTTTAATAAAGTTGCACCCATATTTTCAATTGGATCGTGCAGTGTTATACAGTTTGCGACAGTAACACCATCCTTTGTTATGACAGGATTACCCTGGTCATCTTCCATTATAACACATTTACCGCTAGCTCCAAGTGTGGAGCTAACAGCATTTGTGAGTTGTTCAATTCCTTTAAATATTTTATCTTTAGCTTTGTCTCCAAAACTAAGATTTTTTACTATAGCGTCTGCCATGATTTAATTAGATTTAATTTGATTTATTTTATTTAAAAGTTTTAACGACTTGTGGTCCGCGAGTATGAGCTAATTTTTTCTCATAATGGTTAATAGAAGCATCTATTGCTGATTCAGCACCTTCCATTGTTTCGCGTCTCGTTACATCGATCCATGAATCTTCTTTTTTTGGATCAAGGTATTCTGTTTGGTAAAATCCATTTGGTAACTGTACAATTCTCCAGTTTTTCTTTTGAACTATGTGTTCCCAAATTTGTTTGGTTTCTTCCGTTATTTGTGGTTGACTACTCCACGAACTAGTCTGGTAATAAAATGTCATTGGTTTTGGTTTTTAAGTTAGACATTGGTTATTGCTCTCACCGAGCAGGTATATTTGTATTATCACTGGTTTTACACCATTTTTACTTAAAATGTAGTTGCATCAAATATTCTATATTTTAATTTTATAGATATACTTATTACACCAGTTGGCAAAGCACCGTTTGACGCCTTGTGTAATGTAGTTGCTGTATTGGTTTTATAAGTTCTCGTCTGTAATGGAACATCTCTTGCGCAAAACCCATAACTTGGATTTACAGGTGTTCCTTGTGAGGCACTTAATATTTCATTTATTCTTGTTCCAGGTAGTGTAGATATTATAGCGGAGGCATTTGTATTACTTGCTTGTCTTACATCA